TTAACACTAATTTGTCTCCGGGAAAGAATGTAAGCTTTACAGCATACTATGAAGTACCAAAAGATGCAAAGAAAGTGATTTTAGAATATAGTGCTTCGTTCTGGACAGACAAGAAGATAACTATTAATTTAAAATAATTAGTCCACTAATAGGGCAACTAGCAAGGGGGAAGAATCAATTCTTCCCTCTTTTCTTTTTTTCTCAAAATAATAAAAAAGCACCTGTCGAAACAAGTGCTTTACCTTTCCAAAATGTAACTATTCTATGTCTATAGATTACTTCTTTTCTCCGTATTTGTCAATGAGTTCTTTTGCCTTATCTATATTTTCTTGTATGGTATTGTATTCAGAATACCGATGTCCCCCAAATGCATAATAATCATGGTAATAATATCCAATGCCAATGTATCCGTTTGGCATTTTTATGCGGAACTCCTTATTGGACTTAAAAACCATGTCTTTAGGCAAAGTGGCTAAGAATCTGTCTAATTTTCTTCTTTTATTAAATTTTAATTCTTGCATATTACTCTCCTCTGCCCTCGTAACCTCCGGGGCGGGAATTTAATTACTGAACCTCTATATTAACGATATTAACAAGTGTGCAATCTGCACTTTCTTCCTCCGAATTGTACTTGCTTTCAATTTCGAAAGAAATTGCAAAATGTTCGTCAGAATCAGGGATTTTATAACAGATGTTTTTGTCTTTTAAAATATCATCCCATAAACCCTCATCATTTATCCAAGCCAGTTCAGACTGATATCCGTGCTTTATCATGATTTCGTCTAATTCATAAAATGATACTATATTTCCTACTAATTCTTTTCTTAAAATTTCTAACATGATAATTTCTCCTCGTCTTTCTTTCTCCGGCGGAATTCGCCGCCGGTCGTGTATTTATTATAAAGATTCTATTTTGTCGGCAACTGTCCAGAGGATTTTTTTAATTAAACTTCCTCCTGGATTCTTACAAAACCAGTCTTCTTTTTTACAGTCGTAATACAATTTAGCTCCAAATCCCCAGTCAACAAGGCTTAATGCTTGACGCTGCGCAAAGCTTTTATATTCATCTGTGCAGATGCCATTAATGATTCTTCCACGTCCCATTGCTGCTGGCGTATTGGTTTCTTCAACCTCTAAGTATTTCTGGAAATCATTAATGTAAATACGCTTCATATCACCCTTTTCCCATACCTTATAACCAAGTCTGAGAAGTTTTTCTTCCATTGTCTCTTTCATGTTCTTTGCCTCCTTCCATGCTAATTTTAATCCTTCGGAGATGCAAAGACCTGCCTTTTTAACTAACTCCCATGCTCTTTTCATAATGTTTGATAAATTGTATTTTTTCATTTCTTTGTATCTCCTCTCTTGATTTACTCACATTATACACGATAGTGACTATTATGTCAAGAGAAAAATACACGAAAATATATTATTTTTTTCTTGATATTTATTTCAAAATAATGTACTATATATTTATAACGATTAAAGGAGGTTTCAAAATGGAAACACGAGCAAGAAAAAGAAGTAACATATATAAAGGTAGTATCTCATATAGTAATTTATGGGACACGCTAGAGCGCAGAGGATTAAAGCGTTCCAACCTATTAGATAAGGAAAGTTTTAACCTTTCCCCGGCGCTGGTCAACAAGTTGCGGCACGACAGAAACGTGAACATAGATACAATTATGTATTTGTGCGAGAAATTGGACTGCCAGGTGTGCGACATCGTAGAATATAAAAAATAATATATTTTCGTGTATTTTTTTCTTGGCATAATAGTCATTATCATGTACAATATGATTAAATCAAGAGAGGAGATATAGAGAGGTGAAAAAATTATGAGTTTTTCAGATAGATTAAGACAAGCGCGAAAAAGGCAGGGGTTAACGCAAGAAGAGCTTGGTAAAAAAAGCGGACTTTCGACATATACCATTCAACGCTATGAATACGGGAGATTAAATCCGAAGAAAGATACAGTAGCCAAACTTGCTGCCGCTTTAAATCTTGGATATAATTACACAAAAAGCGGCGAGCCATACTTTTACACTTTCGCTGATACCGTACCAAGTCGAGAATATGAAGGTGTCGAAGATTTTAACCAAGAACAGTGCCGAAATGCAATAGAAAAAGCATTAGAAGATGTAACTTTGTCAATGATAGGAGAAAAAATCAAAACTGTGCGCCTACAAAAGGGAGTTTCGCAGGCGGCACTTGCTAAATGTCTAGGTGTTTCAGCTGCCATGATTTACCAGTACGAAGTCGGAAAAAAGAAGCCAAAGGTAGAGACCTTATCAAAAATCGCAGGCGCTCTAGGTGTCGATTTAAAAGTTTTTTATGACGATTTGCCACAAAAAACTATGGAATTAAAAAGATACGAAAACATAGCATTAGTTAATGAATTTGAAAATGCTTGTTTTCGCTTGGTTAACTTTCCGGACAGTGAAGAAATAACCGAGAAATACGAAAAGCTTAGAAAAAAGCTAATAGACAGGCTTAGTTGTATGTAGATAGCAGCACCCGCCCCGGAGGTACGAAGGCAGGAAGGGAAATAAATGAAAAGAGCCGCTTTATACGTGCGAGTAAGCACGCAAGAGCAGAAGAACAGTGGATTGTCCGTTGATTCGCAGATAGATGCGCTTGAAAAATATTGTGAAGAGCAAGGATATACGGTTGCTGGTATTTATAACGATGCCGGCATATCTGCACGTAAAAAATACACAAAACGCCCTGCCCTTTTGCAGTTACTTGAGGATTGCAAGAAACACGAGATTGATATAATACTCTTCACACGCCTTGACAGGTGGTTTAGAGCTGTTGCAGGGTATTATGAGGTACAAAGTGTCCTTGATGCGTGCAAAGTGCCTTGGAGGGCTATCTGGGAGGATTACGAGACGGAGACAAGTCAGGGGATTTTTAAAGTTAACATCATGTTGTCTGTAGCGCAGGCAGAGGCAGACAGGGACAGTGAGAAAATACGGTCTGTTATGGAGTTTAAGCGCCAGAACAAAGAGTATATAGGTGGAAAAGTGCCCGTGGGGTATCGTGTAGAGGGAAAAACCATTGTGAAAGATGAAAAGACGCGTGGAATAATCGAGGATATGTTTGAGCATTATTTCCAGACGTTTTCCAAAATGGGTACCGCTGACTATATTTTAAATAAATATCCCGATTTTATCAGGACGAGAACCAGGATAGTCAAAATTATGTCCAGTCCGGCGTACCATGGGGAAATGTATGGTGTAAAGAACTACTGTGAGCCATACATAACAGAGGAGCAGGCACAAAAAATCAACGAAGTATCCAGCCAAAAAACTTGGACGGATTGCAAGAGGCGCATCTATATTTTTTCTGGCTTGATGAAATGCCCGATTTGCGGTTGCAGGCTTTCCGGGTGTGCGATAGGCAAAAAAGGAAAAAAGTACAAAGTATATCACTGCCCCCACTCTGTCGCACAAAAGCACAAGACCTACACGCGATCAGAAAAAAAATTAGAAACATATATGCTCAATCACATCGAAGAAAAAATACAGTTAGATGTATTAAGAGCAGAAGGTCGTGTGAAGGCAGGTGGAAACGATGTGGAAAAAAGAAAGAAAAAATTATCCAGCGAGTTAGGAAGAATTAATAAAATGTTTGAAAAAGGCAGGATAACAGAAGAATACTATGACGAAAGATATGAGGCTATATCAAAGGAATTAAAAGAACTATCCCAGACCGCCGCAACGGAAGAACTAGAAACTAAGAAAAAAATACAAAGCAGATTTCCTGACGGTTGGAAAGATATGTATATGCAGTTAGGTGAACAAGACAAGCAGGTGTTTTGGAAAAGCATTGTAAAAGAAATAAAAATATCCCCCGACACTTACGTGGAGGATATTATATTTTTTTAGTTTTTGTTATACAGTAACTAGCCGAAACCACCAGGTTAAGGTCAGTTACCGTATAACAAAATATGATAGAAATAAAGGAGAAGTAATTATATTATACAAGAAGAAAGAGGACGTTTCAAGCGCCCTCTTTTATTTTTCGCAAAACTGACCGATATTCTCGCGGATACATTGCTTCGATGGCTTTCATGTGTTCGTCAAGCACGCGTAATAAGTGCTCAAAGTCTGCGTTTCGGGCGATTTCTTTAAATTCAGAATCCGGCTCGGAACTGTAAGAGTAGTATGATGTGTTGGAAGATAGTTGGTTCGGTTGCTGATTGCTCATTAAATTATTGCGTACATTGTATAAAATCGAAAGCCGTTCGCAAGTGGCGTAGGTTGTTTTTCCTGCCTCTAATGCCGCAATTTCGGCATTAATTTCGTCCATATTAATCATTGCGGCACTCCTTTCTCTTATCGGTCTAATTCTGCTAATGCTCTGCCTAGTGCTGCCTGATCTGTACTAGACAGATTGCCGTCATGCATCATGTCTTTAATGGTCTCTTTTACCTGCATTTTTGCATCGTTGTAAGAGTAATGCCCTCTCACATAATGCTGGCCTCTACGGGCATTGCTATAATCGCCGTAATCCATGTCAGGATAACGCCCGCGACTGTATCTTCCTGACGTGTCCCAGTCGCCGCCACGGCTGTATTCGCTGCCACCTTCCAAGTACATAATCTTGTCGATGTTTTTAATCGTGTCTGTCAGTTTGTGGACTGCCTCCAAATCTCCAGCGCTCATATCGCCTTTGTTTGAAATCTCGTCCAGCTCTCTGCACATCATCTTTTTTAATTTGTGTAATGATTCCATTTTTCGCCCTCCTTTATGCTACTCTCTCAGCAATCAAATTGCTATTAGCTATATTAATTGCCTGCGTAGATGTATTTTCGACTGCGATTGTTATGCAACATCCGCGCGGCACGTCAATAAATGCCGCCGTAAATACATTAAAATATTCGCCTACGGCTGCAGGTGTTACGATTGCTGTCGCACTATTTAATGGTTCTCCGGCGATTGCCAGTGCAATAGAAATAGGTGTCACAGTTCCACCGGCAGGTATGGCGATATTAGCCCCGAAACTGACCTTATAGCGTGCCCTGCACTGGTTTGTAAGGCCTCTAAGGGTCACAATTCCTGCCCCCTCCCGGTGTGTAATACAGCTACCGCACTTTACGGCTGTCTCTGTGAGCGGTAAATTCTGCCCTGCTGCCACGGTTACGATATTGCTATTGGTAAATTCTGCCACGTTATCACTCCTTTTTTTAATAATAAACGGCGGAACGATTGCCCCGCCGCTATAAGCATCATCGGCACAAGCCGAACAATCCCGTCAACGCAGGAAGCTGCTAATTATAAAATTTTAGCATCCGCAACCGGTATTGCACCCACAGTTACCGTACTGATATGGTGCGGAAACCGGAAAAGCTGGCACTGGTCTAGGGTTGTAATAAGTAAACTGACCCTGCATGTATGCCTTTAAGGTTTCGTTCTGTGACGCCTGAGAAGCCGCTAACTGTGCCGCAAATAACTGCTGATTCTGCTCGGCAATCTTAGCGTCCTTAGCTTCGATTCTCTGCGCTGTGAGGGCATCGAGAATAGCTCTAGCGTTGTTATTCTGGTTGTCAATGATGTCTCTTGTGTTGTTTGCGTTGTTAAAGTTTGTCTGGCAGAAGCCGTTTGTAACTTCCTGCTGGATCGCATTGGTATTCATCGCCATATTGTAGTTAACGCCTGCGATAGCCTGTTTGTTATCACAACAGCACTGTGCTAACTGTGCCTGTAAAGCATTAAAACTCTGCATGTCTGCAATCTGTCCCTGCTGGATTGCGTTTCGTGTATCGTAGCCGTTCTGCTGAATCGTGCTATTTGTTCCTGCAAATCCGTTGAGAAGAGAGGTATTCATCGCATAAAATCCATCACAAATACCGCTGTTGATGGCATCACCCTTGCGCTCAAGGGAGGAAATGCCGCTATCAATCTGGCGCTGTAAGGTTGCAAAGTCAGAAGCTAATACATAGTTGTCTACCGCGCCTCCGCCGCCGTTATTCCATCCATTTCCGTTTCCCCATCCACAGAAGATGAAAAGGAAAAGAATGATAATCCACCAAGCACCGTTACCCTCGCCAAATGCGCCGTTATTGTTGCCTGTGACTGCCGCCAAATCTGCCGGGCTCATTCCGTCTGTTGTTAATCCCATGAAATCACTCCTTTTTATTTATTTAAAACCCTTTAAAAGGTTTTGAAACTGTGTTGCCATGCCCTGCAACTGGTTATACTGTTGCTGGCTCATTTGCCCGCTATTTAGCAGGTTTTGCACTTCCTGCTTCGGGTCTCCTTGAAACTGCTGTCTGAACTGCTGAAACTGCTGTATCATCTGCATTGGATTGTTCATTCAATACCCTCCTTCTTAACGTCTCCATTTGCCTCTCTAAGGCTTTTAAGCGTTCCTCATAGTTGGTTGGTTGGCTAGATTGCGAAAGTTCCGCTGTGGGCGAATCTGTGCCTTTGCGCTTGTATTCAAACACCTCTAAAAACGGTCTACCCGTCTGGTCTGCTCTTTTTTCGTAAAAAATTGGTGCTTGGCTGTCCCACAAACGGACAAAAGAGTTTGGTGCCACTAAATACGCCTCCGCCGCGCCCTGCCCCTGCACCCAAATCCGCTCATCGGGGTTGGTCTGCTGTTGCATTTGTTGAGGCGGCGCCTGCTGTTGCTTTAGTCGGTTTAGTTGGTCGAGATAATCCGGTTGTGGATATTGCGGATACTGTGGATATTGTTGTGGATATTGTGGATAACCGAACATTTATTTTCCTCCTTCCCGCCAGTAATATATTGGCGTCATTGCTCCACTGTCCCACGTGTCGTAGTAATTACCGTCAATTACCGCTATAACGTGCCCCGACAGTGCTAATATATAAGCCCCTTCCGGGTGGTTGTTTGCAAATTCCGAGACAGTGCAGGTCATATATTCGTCTGGGATTATATAACGGCTAAATCCATTGTCTTTGAGGTATGCGCCCCACACTGCGTTAGCCGAGGGCATATCTGACAGCATCAAGCCATACAGCGCAAGTTGTATATATGTTTCTTCCCACGTTTGCTTTGTAGCTTTTGAGATAGCGCGCACGGTGCAATCTCCCACTTTTGCCGCCGCTGGGTTAGGATTCCAATATTGATACATTTTTTTGCCCTCCTTATAGTTTTATTATCGCAAAAAAATAAGCGTGCCACCACGAAGGCAACGCGCTTATTTCTCGCATGATTTTTAGTTATCTTTAGTTTCTTAAAGGCTGTTTATGTACGGGATCGTGCCGGGAACTAACAAAATCTTTTCTACGGCACAACTCCACAGCCCCTGTAATCCTCTCGTGCTTATATCCATTTTCTCGGCGGCTTGCTCCTGCGTTAATCCATCGAAAAGCAAGTACTGTACAGTTTCGCGCTCCCGCAAGGTTAAGCGGGCACACGACAAGGCGTAATCAATAAATTGTTTATCGCCTAATTTCCAGAGTTTTTTAATCAAACTTCTGTTCACTGCATCACCTCAAACACGCAAAAATTACGTAAATTTATTTCGTTTTGTCCAGTCCTAAAATCGCTCTAACCTTTTCTGGGAGCAAATCAGGGTTAATTTTACCGATGTTCTCCACAATAGAGCCAAGCTCCATCAAAATAATGTATACACAAACTCCTGCGGCAATAGGCACCTGAAAGCCTAAGTCTACATATCTCTGCGCATAGTCGATAAGATACGCAAGCACCACAAGCATAATAGAGCCAAATTTATGATACAATCCTTTCCTCATTTCTGAGGATTTCCACTTGTGGTTGGCACAGGCGGCTACTCCGCCGCTAGCTAAATCAAAAACTACAAAAATACAAGTTATTAAGGGTAACATAATATCTATCATCCCATTCCTCCTTAAAAAATTATTTTTCTTTTGTTTTTATAAATTAATTAATGCCCTCTTTAGTTAATTATCGTATTCTATAAATGCTACATCCTGGAAGTCAGAAATATGTTCATTTATATAGGAACTTAAAATTACTGATAAAATTTGAGCAAATTGCTGATAGCCTATTGCTGTATAATGTCCAGAAAGTGAATCCTTTGTAAGACTCGCATTTGTGTACATACTATAATGCTTGAACAAATCAAGCAAATGTAAGTTTGGGTAATTTGATTTTAGTGCGTCATAAATATCATGTACGGCTTGATTATACCCAACGTATCTATCGCCTTCAACCTTTGGACAGGTTTCGATAAATACCTTTGCATTTGGACTAATATTAAATAATTCTTTGATTACTTTTGTATATTGAGCATAAAATGTCATATTATTAGTGCCAATATCTGTAATTGTACCTAATGTCAAATTTCGGTTAGAATCTGATGAAGAATCATTAATCATTAATCCAAGAATATAAGCTTGTGCTTTTCCAGCGGCTCTAGCTTTTGGTAATCCCCTTTCTGCGGTTTGCCAAGTATAAGCATTAGTTCCACTATGTCCGCAATTAACCCATGTGTTACCGGTAATTGTTTCCATATAATGAGGCCACGCATATTCTTCATTTACATTGTGTATCTCTCCTGTTTTGCTAACTATATATCCAGCGGTATAACTATCTCCACAAGCAATTACTTTTCTGAATATATTACAAGTGTTTAGATTGTTGGCTGTTAATTGTTCTACTTTTTTATTATTATCTAGTGCTAAATCGTATACTTTTGCACTTATATTGATTGCTGAAATACCATTACTTTGAAAAATATTATATATGGCATAAATCATATCATTTGATGTAGTGGATTCTACTACAATCCTTATTCTATATTTAGTATAGTCTTCATCTGCGGTTATAGCATACAATTCGCCAATGTTTATATTGTGTATTACCCGTTTATATGTGTTATCACTTCTAAAAAAATAAAATTCGATGTCAGAATACTTTGCACCAACAATATCCTTTACATATAGATAAAAATGGTCTCCTTTTGAAATTGGATTAGAAACATCATCAAATATAGATGGTGAATTATATACTGCGGATATTAGTTTTTCAGAATTACCGTTTATTTTATTGATAATATCTTTTTTCCCCCGAGGTTCTCCATATGGTTCATATCCAGTATATACCTTACCATATTGTACCATGATAGATGCTAAAATATCGTCTGAATCATAATTATCAAGTGTCGAATTATAATAATATAACAAAATATTTTTTGTATCCGATTTAATTCTTAATATAACCCTCTCCGCATTATTTTGAACATTAGCATAATCTAATATATCACCAATTTTCGGCATTTCTATTGATGTATAACCACATACAAATCTTTCCCCCATAATGCCACGATGAATAGATATTGTATCTCCTTTTGAATAATCAACAGGGATAATTACTGTCCTTGAAACATCACTACTTTTGAAATCTGAAATGGATGTGAAATACCCATTTACTACTTTCGCATTTTTCCAATCAAGAATCTGAGTACCTTCTTCCAAAAGATTACTTAACTCTTCCTTTATCAAACTAATTTCTTTTTTTAGTGGGCCAAGGTCTTCTGTTGTTTCCCCATGTTTTGCGAGTATATACGCCTCATCTCCCGTTAAACCACTTTTTCTCATGTTCTACACCTCCCTAAAGTAAAAACCACTTACTATCAGGCGCATAGAATCCATATAATTCCCCGGTATCTACGCATAGCGCTGTCGAGCCACTTGCAACATAATGAGGCAATTTGTCTACTTCAGAAGACTTTCCCCAGTAATATCGCTTACTTCCGTCCGTATCTATGCAATCCCAGCCGCCTAAATCGTGTATAACATCTCCCTTACGGTATGTCTGCCCGTCAATAATTATTGTCCCGCTAGCTATCATGTTTTCGCCTCCTTATGCATAAATTGTATCAGATATCCTCTGCATCTTCGTACTCTGAAAGTGTTTTGAGATACTTATAAGCATCTTCAATAGTCATATTCTCTTCATACTCTTTCTCATATGTAACAGCGGCTCTATACGGTCTGTCACCGTTGTTTTCCATAGCTCTACCAACCTCATCTACATAAGACACTACAGCTATTGAATCATGACTGTTGATTGTAGACTGAATATATAAGATTCTGTGATAATTAGTAACTACGCCATCACTTTGGCGGATTTCTTTTTTTAAAGCCAATTTTATTCCTCCTATGAGAACATTATCTTAATATTAGCATAGATGCCGCAAGGACTATTGTTTGTAACATCTGTAGTATTTGGCATTGTTGCGACTACGCAGATGCAGCCTCCACTAAGCGTTGAGTGTATGGCATATTTGCTAGGTTTGACATATTTTGTTGACGAGCCACCGTACAAATACTTATTATTTTGTCGGACCATAAGTCCTTCCACACTTGTTACTGTTATCGTTGGGTTCCCAACCATTGGTTTTGATAATGGAATTATAAAAATGACATCCTTGCCGGAATTCGTAATATATCCAGCAGTACCAAAAGTTGCACTGATCGAATCGCCAGCACAAAAATAGGGTCTCCAAGTCCCTAAAGAGGTAGATAAATATATTCTCGCTGCATCCAACTTTATTACGTCTGAAGACACAATCTTTGTATTAGAGTTATCAGCATATATGCCGTTTCCAATGCTTTCATACAAATCAGTATAGGACGTTCCGCTTTTTACAGATAATGAAAGACCCATATTATCTTTTGCACTATCATAATATAATTCAAGTGCAGCTTTACCACCGACATTAGTATTGTTTGCATTTTTTGTTTGCTGTGTTGCCACAACAATGTTGTTTTGTGACTTTACAACAGAACCAGTACCACTATAAATAGGTTCCCCATCTTCATTCACTATCTTAATATCTGTAATTCCAAACCGTACAATTTCACTATTATTGTTGCGTACACACATTCCATTTGCGTCAAGTAACGCGTTCTGTCCAAGTGTATTTCCTCGCATATCACCGACAACTAATCCGAGTCCTTCGATATATTTCATAAAGTTAGTTGCAACTTTAGCAGCCTCTGATATCTTTTCTTCCTGACCATTAAAGTTCTCCTCAGTAGCATATTTAAAGTTCTCGTAGGATTTCTTTACTTTAGTAGCTGTCTTGCTTGCTTCATTAGCGGCTGTATCATCCGTTGGTGGAGATGTGAGATTTCCAGTGAGCCATGCTTTTCCGCCGCTGACACGGATTTTTACTGTGTCACCTGTCTTGCAATTAATAGTCATCTGTGCGGGGGTTTCATCTGCTCCACCGTCAATGTGAACATATGCTGTTCTTTCATCAACACGAAGAACCTTGGCAACTGTGTCGTATGGCTTTGTTTTACTTTCTTTCATTGCTGAAGCAATCTCTTTCACAAATTCATTCAATGCTTTCCACCTCTTCCTTCGTGCGGCAACCATGTTCCAGGGACAGTGATTGCGATATTATTCTAAATTTTCCGGTAAGGTTATGCCGTGGATAGTTTAAAAAGACCACATCGCCCAGAAGAACGTCCTCAAAAAATCGCCGGCTGTACTGCATTGTTCTGGCAGGATTTTGCAATTCTTTTAGTTTTCTCACAGCGTATGCCGCTATGTTTTCCCCAGCAGATAATTCAACGCCTGTTTCCGATTTCCAAACTTCTCTTCCACGGCTAACGGTTGATAAATAACTGTCTGGACTGTCGTCCCGCGCAATGGCCGCACCGTAATCGTCATGTATTGCCATAAAACAGTTTGGTGTGTCGTACCAATTAAATGTGTCTGTTACGTCACACTCCATGATGTCGTTTGTGTTAATCCCCACTGTAAGGCTGCTATTATTATCATTTGCGCAAATGATAATACTTCCATCGCCAAGTATTCGCATCCGCCAACCAATAGCATCTAAAATATGCAGTGCCATTGTGAGCCTTGTTTCCCCATCTTCCGCAACGATGTTATCCGTGGTAATAGGCGATGTTCCCTCGACATACACAGGGGCAGGGATGCAATCATTAAGCAGATTTTTAATCTGTTTTGCTCCGCTACCGGCTGGTGCATAATAACCACGCGGCAGAATCACATCATCTGCCGGCTTGAGAACGGAATAGCAGTCAATATTGTAAGTCTCTCTCACACCATCAAGCTTTCTTTCCGGAAAGGCGGTCAGGCCAGTAAATAGTGCTACTTTTGCTCCTGACCCTCCCTGTTTGGCTTGCAGGTAAATGCGTACCCAGCACTCACTATCTGTTATCTTTTCTGTCATTGTGACGGAGGCAGATTCCCTTAAATCTGACGTGCTGTCCCGGTCAATACTACCCTCAGTAAATTCAAATTCTTGACGGTCTGTCCACGTCTTAGGGTCAACTGTTGTTAAAATATATCTTGCTGAAAATCCTTTGCTCCAATCCATCACGCCACCTCATTAGGATGCTCTGCGTTCCACTGTTCTTCCGTCACAGCATCCAGTTCTTCCGAATCCACTTTTTTTATCGTTAATGAGAAATCTGTCCTCATTTTATTATCGTGGTCTTTTTTCTCCGACACCTGTATATCGCAGGAAAACGATGAACCATCTGGTGTCCTAACGTGACATATTCCGGGATACGTTGCGAGCCGTCTCATTTGCTCAATCATCGTTGGTTCTGTCAGTGAGATACTTACTGCATCAATTTTTAAATCGCGAGTGATCGCAGGGTTCCAATCGCCTTGCACAGAGCCCCCAAGGTATACTGTCCTCTCAAAATCTTTATCCCACGAATTATCACAGTCAATGTTATACTGGATTTCGATAGATTCACCGTCAAAATCAATGATTGCCTTTTTATATTCGATGGAAAAATCGCTATATAACCATGCAAACGAACTATCTGACGTTATATAGTCACCGTTGGCGGTTTTATTTACAACCAGTATGCCGCCGTACTCATTTAACGCCGGGTACGGGTCAACATATTTCTGGCCATAAACCCCATTTTCCAGAATCAATTCCGCTCTGTCTACACTCATCCGGTATAGGTCAAATGTATCCCCATCAGCATATGTAGTTGGTTTAGCAACGACAATACTCGCTGTTTTGTTGTCTGCAATCGTATTTACAGTGGCCGTTGGTACTTCCGGCTGATGTTTCCACCGTACAACAAACGGTATCTTTTTTTCTGCCACATGGTCATAAATATCTGTAAATGCAATCTGTATGCTGTACCTTGCACCGTCATCCATCTGCCCGATCAGGTCGCTTAAGCCAATAGCGTAGCTGTCTGTTTCGTTGCCAGTAAAACTAGCAATAATTTCATTGGCAAAATGTTGTTCCTTTAATCCGTCCGGGCGCAGAATATAATAATCCTCGTCCCTGACAATCGTTACTTTTGCTGTGCCAGCAGAATCCCCGAAGGAAGGGACTATTGTTAATGGTAGCTGCTCCAAATAATTTGTTGTGCCTTCCGATGATTCCGGCACTGTCTGGTCGGTCGTTTCCGTGGTAACATCGTCAGAATTATATGCTGTTGCTTCCGAAACAAGATTTGTTGTAACGCTGTCTATTGCAGGTTTTGCAACAATTTCAACAGCCACAGAATCTGACCATGCACCTTCCTTGCCTCCCTGTGCTGTAACCATTGCTTTTAAATAATGGATTTCTCCTACATTCCACAGATTGCTCAAAAGACCACTTGCAGTATAGATTTTATTAATGTTTTCAATAGTTTCCGATAATGTCTCCATGCCGGAAGACATCATTAAAACAACGACGTTTCCATCTTTGCCTTTAACCGGCTCATCGTTAACCGCTTCCGCTATTTTTATGCTAGCTTTGCTGTTTCCGGTGTAGCCAACACTGCAAATAACTGTATCGTCCAGGGCAAGATAATTTTCTGTCGTTGCAAGCGTAGGAGTTGTTGGGGTCTCACTCAGAGATACGGAAACCGTATCAGACCAAGGAGATAACACTTCCTCATCCCCGGACGTATCCCGCAATCTTACGCGGAAATAATATGTTTTTGCCGATTCTAGGGACCCGATATGCCACGTGGTTTCCCTGTCCTCCACGTCATAAGTAGTTGGGGCTTCCGTACTAATCCATGCGTCCTCGTGGTCTGCCCACGCAACGGTAGCCGCATCCGCATTTTTCCACGACCAATCCCATGTTAGTTCCACGGTATCAGATGCCACCGCCATTGCAGTTATATTTTTCGGTGGGACTGCAATCTTTCTTGTTTCCGAATAAATCCACCCAGACTGCATGAGAGGGCTAAGTTTGTAGGTAGTGCCAGTCGCTCCATTTTGAGGTGTGGAAGCTCCGGTAAAATTCTTGAGGGCAATCTGGTATTCAGCGCCGCCGGAAACGTCCGGACACGTAACTGTGATTGTACCCTCTTTGTCGGTGACCGCAATAATGCCTTTTTCCTCGTTGTCTATTTTCATCCAGATTGCTGTTTTGGCGTCAGGAACCTCCGTGTTGCGTTCAACGCTATTGATAGTAAGTGTTGTTCCTGTTGCAGATACCGTATCAAATGACGGGGATTTTAAAGCCCCTCGCGCCGCTACTCGTGGCTCAGAGTATGCATATTTTTTATCGTGCGTACTTTGCACTCTTGTCCACATAATCTGGTCTTCCGCTATGCCGTCGTCCGTGTTAAAATCTGCTGACACCGTATAATCATGGTACGCAACAGTTACTCCTGTGCTCCATGATGTGCCAGTATACCTCTCTCCGCTTTCCGGCGTGTCTATGGCATATTGTAACTCCATAGAATCCACAGGGCGGTCCCGCGGCGATGCCTGCACCCAGTTTGCCCATACATAGCGGCTAGAGGAGCCTATCTCTTTGCTCCCTGTACTCTGTATATTTGGACGCTCTGGGATGCTGTAATAATGGTATGCATAGCTCCAACCGGAATCTCCGGCACACCCTCTCGATTTTGCCCTTACAATACGGCAAAATGTCTTGTTTTGTGTCGGGGAACCATCCTCTGTTATCGCCCATGTGCCAGACGCTCCCGTATAGGATGCATTGGTAAAGCGAGCGTTTGCAATGGCGCCCTTATAGTTTGTCATTAATGCGGTCTGTACCTGCGTCCTTGCAAAATGCCTTGCATCATTTGCCTCGTATGAGGTATTCCAAGTAAATGTACCTTTATTTGCGCCAGTATCATCAAGAGAATAAGAAACGGAAGGGGCATTTGGTGCATAAATGGTAAATGTCTTTGTGGAATGTGCGGCTGTATAGGTATGCTTTTTATCACTTTTTGTTTTGCCCTTTACCTTAAATTCTATCGCGTTTAATAATTTTGATGAGACAGGATAATAATTTTTTGCATTAAGTGCTACCGTTTTTTTAGTTGCTGATTTTCCTACATTTATTTTCTTCCACTTTGTCCAATCCCATTTAGAAGCACCGGCGTTTTTTGTATGTAGACGATACCATAGCCACTGTCCATCCTCATATTTTTTCGCCGGTATTTTCCAAGATATTGTAAATTTCAAACCGTCTCTCGATATAGACAGACCGCTAGGAGCAGCAGACTTTTTCTTTTTCTTTGCCATTATGCCATTTTCACCTGCCTTCTAAGTTCACTTGCCATTCTTCTTCCCCATTCTTCTGGGTTATCTGCACCGTTTACAGTTACGTTAATAGTTACATCGTTTTTCGTTCCCTGTGTTGCCTCTTTGATATCGTTCATCAGTCTGCTACGACCGTACAGCATCTCGTCTCCTGCTTCTCCTGCTCCAAACAAGGTGGCATCAGAAAATACATATGGGCTTTCCATGGCTTTTTTATACCAGCTAATGTGGAATGATGGCAGGGAACCCTTTCCCCCAATACCGAACGGAGCTTTTCCGCCGGAAACACTCAGGTGCGGTAGGTTTAGGTGTGGAAGAGACCAGCTAAACTTTAAGGCGCTCTTAAACCGTCCAGGGAAGCTTTTTACAAGGGATACTGCCTTAGTAAAGATACTTTTAACAGCCGATGGTATCTTAGTAAATGCTCCTTTTACAGCCGATAAAATACCATTTCCCTTAAATGCTCCCTTGAATCCGTTTACAGCATTTTTAGCGGCACCCTTTAAAAGAGAAGGGAGATTTTTGACCCCTTTTATTATGCCGGTAACAATGTTTTTACCAAGCGAAAACCAGTTAAACGCTGTAAATACGCTTACGATTGCTGTGATAATCTTCGGTAAATTAGCAATTAATAACGGAATCGCACGAACTAAGCCAATCGCTAAATTTGTTATGATTGTTACTCCTGTTGCAAGGATTTTTGGCGCGTTATCGTTAATAATACCGGCTAAATTTGTTATGATTGTGGGTACGTATGCAATCAGTACGGGTATGGAATTAATCAATCCCTGTGCGATATTCTGAATAAGTGTCAGGCCTGCATTTATTAGTTTTCCCGCGTTACTTCTCAGTGATTCCGTAAATTGCGCCAGCATCGGCAACGCCTGCCCCAGAAAGGTTGGGATGCCCTGAGTCATGCCGCTAGCGATAGTCGTTAACAAATTGACCCCGACCGATGTAAATACATTTAGCCCTGTGGAAATCGTAGAGGCAAGATTATTTAACAGTTGACTGACAGCAGTTGTAATACTGCCAGAATTTTGAGTAACGCTCGAAATTAAACCGTTTATGAGGTCGCCGCCGATTTTTGTCAGCCCCGGCAACTGACCGCTAAAGTTAATCGCATCTTGCGCAAGTTTGGAAAGAGCGCCACTTATGCCGCCGGATTCCATCGCCTCAGCTAATCCACTAACCTCGCTTGTTATGCCTTTGATAGCACCGCGGATAGTACCCGAAAAAGTATTGTAAAAACCCAGTTCTAAGCCCTCTGTAGCACTAGATAGCAAGGTTATGTCGCCTTTTAAATTGTCTAACTGTGTAGCCGCCTGCTGTGCCGCAGAGCCGGAAGAATCCTGTATTCCTTTCCAGAATTTTTGTACAGTCGCATCACTTGATGCGGTCATTTTGTTAAATGCCTGTAAGCCTTGCGTTGTAAAAATCGTTGCAAGGGCATTGTTTTTTTGTTCCGCTGTCATACCCTGCAAAGAGCCATTAAGTTCGTCTACGAGGTCGTTAAAGTCTTTTGCTTCGCCGTTTGATTTATAGGCGGATACCCCTAACTGGTCTAAAGCTTTTGATGCATCATCAGTCGGAGTATATAGGTCTGCCATCGCCCTATTTAACGCTGTAGATGCCTCGGAGCCTGTCACATTCTGCTCTGCCAAACGGAGTAAGGAAAGCGTGACACTGTCCGCCGCTTGGCCGTAGTTTTTCGCTGTGGCGGCAGAGCCTGAGAAAGCCTCTCCGAGTCCTCTTACATCCGTATTGGCAAGAGTAGCACCCTTTGCCATTAAATCGGCGTAATAAGATGCGTTACTCATCGAGTCTCCAAAGCCTTTTACCGCACCCGCGGTATATGATGCCGATTCTTCCAGACTCATAGCACCGGCAGAGGCAAGGTTAAGTACTGTTCCGATACCGCTAATCTGTTCGTCAGCCGACAAGCCGGCTTGGGCAAGAATGTTCATACCTTCGGCCGCTTCCGTTGCGGTGTACTTTGTAGTGCGCCCCATTTCCTCAGCCTTAGCTTCGACATTCCCTATTTTGTCTACGGTTGTACCCATGGTAGCCGCTACCTGAGACATTGCAGTATCAAAATTCATCCCGGAGTCTATTGACGTTTTTGTAAATGCGGCGGCGGCGGCAGAACCAGCCGCCATGGCTGTTTTAGCCACCTTCCCGACTGTTTTAAATGCCCCGCCGATTTTTGATGTGGACGAGCTGGCGTTACCTTCTGCGTCTTTCAGCCCCTGCTTATATGCGGTGTCTTTGATTGCCAGAGTGACAAACAATTCCATCACATTCAATCACTCATCACCACCAATCCGGCTTTTTTAATGACGTCTGCGGCTATTTCTTCGCCAGTCTTTGTTGCTGTTTGTTTTTTATTATTATCAATCAAATCAATAAACGATACATAGAGATATTTCCCGCCGAACGCCTGCGAAATACTTTCGGTTACATATTTCAGCCCATCGGCCATATATCGTTTGTAAATTAATTCCTCTGTGTCGTCTAAAATCTTAGCTTTGACATACAGTAGGAAGCCTTTTACGCTTTTTCCTCTGTATTCTCCTGCGCATCTCCAGAGTGTCCGTCTGTTGCGCCCGTTGGCACTGAGAAAAAAAGCTGACGTACCTCCGGTTCGTTGACAAGGTCAACCATGCCTTTGATAACATCCATTAATTTGTGCGTTTTCTTGTATTCCTCAACTGTCTGTAATTCAAACGCCGCTAAGATTCCAATTACATCATCCTTGTGCGTTTTTAACAGTCTAGGGGCTGTTTTAGCACCCCTAGCAAAGACTTTGATGTATTTCTCACCTTCCCGCGGCACAAGTTCCTGGCACAGCTTAAGCGCGTCATCATCGTCTGCAATGTTTCCGATATGTTCAAGGGAATTCGCAATGGCTTCCAATCCCTGTTCTGCTGTTAAATCCGATAATCTCATGCTTTACCTCCTACGCCGCTTCGCCTGTTTTAATATAGACCTCGTAAGGTACTGTCTCTGCGTTCTTAATGCTATAATGTCCTGTGTATTCGAAATCGAAATTTCCTTTAGATTTATCATCTGATTTAATTTTAAATCCGCCCGTTGAGAGGGCGTTCATGATTTTGATTGCGATAAATCCGGCGGAATCCCCGGAATTTTCGTCCGAATAGTCACCAATCCACCAAATATCCTTAAAATCTTCTGTCTTTAAATCTGACCTTGGCGTTACTTTGTTTCCTGCTACGTCTGCCGCTGCCATAAAGCTTTTAGCCTGTGTGGTATCCATAGTAACGGCTGTACCTGATAATTTTACTTCAATAGATTCGATTTCTTTGAGTTCCATCGTGTTTTTGGGTACGTTGTCAATATCTTCCCCGAAATCCGTAAAGGATGGCTCTGCGCTAAAGCTACAACCGCCGCTGGTTGCCATGAGGATGTTAGTTGCTGTTATGGCGCCCGTTTCTGGCTCAAAAGCTGATACAATAATACCGGCGTTAATCTGTATTTTTTTGAAAAGGTCAGAAGGTACCTGCGTATACTTCATTTGCTCACCTCGTTAAATAGTTATAAATTGCATAGTAATTACTGTGTATCTGCGTACTATTGACGAGTCGGCTTCATCGACTAAAGGAGTCCACGGCTGTTCCTGCGACAGGAAAATAAATCCATCATCGCATTTTACCGTAGTACCTCCTTGCAATCTGTCACTGATTTCTTTCGCCTTTTTGTTTGGGACTGCCTCAGATTCTGTGTGGTACCAGACATTTACGACGCTAGCGGCGGCCGCACCTGTCCACCAATTTGCTATAATTGGTTCGTATGTGATAAAAGGAAATGCGGTATCTTCCGGCACCCTGTTAGACGGATATGCAGTTATGCCGAAGGATGACCAAAATTGATACAGTGCCGCTGTTGGGGTCATGACGTTAACTCCCACTTCTCCGCCGGGACCTGTGCTATATCTAAATTAGACGACGCAGGGGTTTCTTTTTCTCCTGCATTTGATGTAACTCTAAAAATTTTTCCGTCTTTTGTTTTTAATACATCATGATAGTCTAGCTTTACTGTTTTAGCTGTAGTAATTGTATATGTTGCTGTTACACCCTCTTTCTCTGCCACCCTGGCAGACATAGAGGTATCTTGGATTATTGCCGCCTGTATTTTAGCGCCTTCCACCCACTCAGTGATAAATCCACCCTCGCCGTCAGAAGTACGCTTTTTATCCATGAGTATGCAATCCTGTAAAAATTCATTGATTAAACTCATGCCATTTTCCTCCATGGGTTCAGGCGTGCTCTAAAGGCATCCTGCCACGTGTAAGCCTCGCCTTTAGAATTTGTTGCCCTGCTGTACGAATAGCCGCCAAATGACTCCGACTGATACGCTCCTAAATTGCCATTCTTCGCCTGCCACTCGCTGATTTCGTCCACCAGTGATAAAAACGGTTTAGGGATAGCCAGTGGAACCACTACGCCGTCAAACGTCTCCTCCTGTAACGGGGCAGTATCGCCTTTGTGGTACTGATAAACCCCGTCATTAAAGATAGAGCCGCTGATTAAATAATATTGCCCGTCCTGTAGCGGGAGGCGAATCGCGGTGCCAGAATAACGTAGGTCTTCGGTGTCTGTCGTTGCATCTATGTGCGTGTCAAAAAGCCATTCCCCGATTGTTATTTTGCCTGTGATTGCCGCTCCTTTGACCGGGAAGAAATTGTGAATATGATTCATGACTTCGTAAAGCACTCAATCAACCCCTTTTATTTTCCGTTCGAACTTGCTTTTGAAACGGTGCTTGATACTTCTGGGATAGTTTCTGTAGTTCCAACGGTGACTACGCAAATGCCGTCAAGGTATTCTGCCCACAGTTTCATGCCCATAATGGCGTATGTTTCGCCTGTGGCGTTTGTATAGTTGCCGCCTGCGTGGAATCCAATCAGATTTGTTTCGCCAGATGTTGTGTAGTCCAGGCCAAGCTTTTTGAAATCGCTGTCACCGGGATCAATATAATATAAATCAATATTTTCCACCGGTGTTGCGATGACGGTTTTTGCCGGGATGTAGTCGTCAGGGAGGAGGAACAGTGTAGAGAAGCCAAAGAAATCTTTGATATACTGCAATCCAAACATTGTCTGTACGGTAATCTCTTTATCACCTAACCAGTCGTAAAAATCCATTACGTTTGCAAATCCTACGACTTCGGTTACGTTTCTGTTCATCCCTGCGAATTTGTTGAGTACAGCACCTTTTGCGATTGCAAGTGCTTTCTGCCATTTCTTCTGTGTTCCTTTTAATGTTCCTGTTTTTAAAAATGTGTAAAAATCCTTTAAAACCTTGTTCTGCAGCTCAACCATAAAGGCATCATCTGTTTTTTCAATCGCAACGGTTGCGCCCCATTTTGCCACAGACTCAAGAGTTAAAGATTTAGCGTATTTTTCTACGACAATATCTTCCCTTTTGCTTTCTACGACCTTAAACTGTGTAAAAGGGATTGCCTCTCCCTCACCCACACTTGCGCCGCCCTGTAAGGCTTCGTCTTTCATCTGCGCCTCGTAGGTTACTAAGCTAGTGCCCGGCTCTTTTCTGATGGGCTTAAAGATTCCTAAGATAGTTCTTAATGCATCCCAATTTTTGTCAAATCTTGTTACAAAATCAATTTCTCTCGCTTTGAGAGCGCTATCTGTATTTAATACAGTGCTAGTGGTTACTCCTGCCATTGTCTACTCCTTTCAATAGCCAAAAAGTTCGTGATTTTCCGCAATCGCTTTCTGACGTTCGCCCGCATCCTTAATTTCCATGATTTCTTCCTTGGTCATTTTCCCCGGTTCTCCTCCCGGTGGATTTGATACGTTAGCACCATGAGTCTTTTCAGTTGTAATATAGTCGGCATACGCTTCTTTGATGCCTTTTTCTACCTCTGTTGCATTCTCAAATTTGCCGTCAGCTCCGATTTTTAAATTATCAATAGTCTCTTTTGACGCTTTTAATACAAGGCCAATTACTTTGCTGGACACGCCGGAATCTTCAAGCATCTTTTTGTATGCGGCTTCTTTCGCGTTGTATGACGCTTTCTCGTTCTGTTCGGCTTTGTAGTTCTCAAAACCTGCGTGTTCTTTCTCGTACTTGCCTTTCCAATCATCCTTTTCGTAGTCCTCCAATTTCTTCTGGAGGCCCGGGACTTTCTCCGCGTCCTCTTTGTATTTACTAATCTCGTTCTTGAGACCCGTAACGGTTGCAGAGTGTTCTTCGATAATCGCGGAAACCTGCTCGTCTGTAAGTGTCATGCTTTTTAAAAAAGCTCTTGTTAATGCCATTTGATTACTCCTTTTCTTTGAGGGATTTCTTTCCCTAAATGACTTTATATGTAAATCACAGTACTTCGTGATTACTTACTAAATAATTTTGCAGCTTTAAGGGATTTCGCCCCAAATTTGCCGTCAATTTTTAATTTACATTTCGACTGGAAAATACTAACTGCATCTTCTGTCTTTTCTCCATATTTGCCGTCAGTTTCTAATTTTGAGCCGATAGCCCAGTTTAAAAACTTCTGCAATTTCTCAATTTCTTCCCTTGTGTTTTTTAATACCGTGATGCCGTCTAAAAACGCATAGTAGCCGCGTGGCGGCAATTTAGGAAATTTCCCGGTGTATTTAACCTTTTTTGTTGTTTCTTCCTTCTGCACCGTCGCCGGGAAGTCGTGATACAAAATATTTAAATCAAACTTGCCGCCGTTGCCGGTTGAAGCCTTGGCTGGAAACACGCCAGAGCTAGTATATTGCCACACCATAAGGTCGGCTACGTTTGTAGGCTTATAAGATTTGTTTGGTGTCGCTTTAAATGCCATGCGGTTATAGCCTTTGTAATAACGTGCAATCCACCAGTTTTTACACTTGACCTTGTTTTTATCAATATGCTCCGAAAAATACGACATCCCGGTGTAAACACCAAATTTATAGCCTCTTGACTCAACGACAGTCTGTGCCGCATTGATAATCTCGGCAATCTTTACTTTGCTTAGCCCTGCCTGCACTTTGTCCTCAATGTCAAACCAAACGCCGTATTTAAAATGCTTTTTGCTGACTTTGTCGAGGATGTCACACACAAGTTCCATGTCTGACTTAGCTTTTGCTACTGTGGTTGCGTATGTGTAGTTATACACGCCCCATGAGATACCCAATTTCTCACACTTTTTATAGTTCTCTTCAAATTTTTTATCTTTGCCTAAATCCTTGCGGATAATCTTAATGATTGCACCATCGCAACCGTATTTCTTTACTTTCCTCCAGTCGATTGTGCCGTTGTATACCGACACATCAATAATTTTCTTCTGTGCCATATTTTTCTCCTTTACAATCTGCGATTGTTGTAATCCCGTACTCGACAGCACAAGTATGTTCAATTTTGCACCCTCTTGCATCTTCCCAACCTTTTGCAAAAAACGCAATGTCAGCGATTGATAGTAGTTCAAGAGACTTCCCTAAAAACCAGAGTGGTCTAGCGTCAGCGGGTGCCGACTGAAAGAACGAATCAATCAACTCTACTGGTTCTTCCAACAGTTCTTCTGCGCTTTTAATTGCATTTTCTCTCTCTTTTAAAATTTCCTCATCTGATTTGCCTTTCATCGGCTGACTAATAAATAATTTTTTCATTTTTTACCTCCATCTCAACACATATAAAATCTTCTGTTTTCCGTTGATGACTCTGTGTATCTTTTTGTATGTTCCGCCTGCTTTTTTAGTATTTGTGCTAGCCTTTCCGGCATCCCACCAAACCATTTTATTATTCTCGTTTATTCCTGCGAAAATATTGGTATGCAGGCGGTAAAAGCAAATATCTCCCGGTTTTAATTTGCTTTTATAATCCCGGGGTAATTTATTTACTTTTATCAATCTATATCGTTTTGATATAGCCGCTTTTGTTCCTGCGCCCTTATAGACAACTCTTCCGTTCCTGTTGCAATAAAACAGTTGTCCCGGTTTGAGGATGCCTAATTGCTGTAGGCAATAACATACATACGATGCACAATTACTTACCTTTTTCTTCTTTGCGCCTGCCCAGCTATTCGCCACGTTCTGCGAGTATTTAAACTTTTTATCAACAAAATACTCTGCCGTTTCCTTTGCCTTGACGAGTAAAGACAATCTGTCCATTATGCCATCGCTCCTTTTAATTCGTCTGCAATGATTGCTGTGTATTCTTTCGCGTAATTTGCCGCCGCCGGTTTTAAATACGGCTGTGCCCTCTGGCCGTTTGTGATGTGCCACTGCCCTTTATCGTCCTGATAAGTCCATGGGGTCTTCCGTCCCCCTTTGTAGTACACGCCAGTTCCTAGTTCTACATAGGCGGCGTATTCTTCGTTACTGCCTATTGTTTCCGTGAGGTTATCCAAGTCGGTCTGATGTGTAATACTGTTTCTCAACGCGCCTGTATCGACCGGGCAAAGGTCTTTTGCGTGTCCCTCTGCGGCGGCTCCTGCCTGTTCTAATGCCCTTGCAAGTGCCATGGTGGTCTTTAAAATTACTTCGTCCACATGGCTCACAACATCAATATCCGCCATTATATTCGCCCTCCTTGCGTTGCTAACCATTCGTAATAGGTCATATCTCCTACGACCTCGTTTCTACCTGTCTCTGGGTTTCTGACGCGTATCATTCGCGGTTGTGCCAGTTCGGTAGGTAGTGCAGTTCGTTGTGTGCATCGGCAGTTATAAACTTCCGCCGGGATTCCGCTTGGGTCTCCCGGATACATGAGACCGTTGGAGTAAGCCATGTTAAACGGTACTTCCTCACCGTCTAATGCTCTGTGACTGTCTCGTGTCCTCAAATCCTTTGTCGCTGTCCAATGCTTAACTACATCAATTCCCATCTGATAGGCTTCCTCGTATGCCGCCTGCCTGCCCCCGTTCTGCGCCCCTGTGAACGCTGTGCGGGCATTTCTAATTGCGGCAGTATGATTCATGCCTATAACGTCTTGGAATCGCCCTGCGAGCTTTTTTATGCTGTCGCCCTGTAAAATTCCTTGCAGTAGTGCATTTTGCAATTTCTTCTTGTTCCAGTGCACATCCTTGCTTTTTAGTACCCTGCGCGGTGGAAGAATCTTCTGCTTTTTGACCGTCAGCCGTTTAACTGTGTGTTCATCAACTAGGTTAAAAGCAATATCTCCAATCTCTTTTATCTGTTTATCAGGTACAAGGGATTTAATCATATATGCCTCAAAGTTATGATTAATGGCAATCACAAGAGGGGTCTTCTCATTGATGTATGCCGCGGCAATCTCATTTGACTCTGTCAGTCGCCGTGCCATGTCCTCACGGAGTGCCTCCCACCTCTGCCCTCTGCCATACTGATTCATCAACCATTCTTCAAATTCTTTCTTGGTGTACTTTCCTGCCTGATATGCCACATATTCTTTGACATACCGGCTGGAGAATTGTTTAAAATAGTTCTTCGCTTTGCCGTCAAGTTCCTTTTCGGCCTGCTTGTATACGTCTGTCAGCCGCTTTTCTAGCTTTTGTAACTCCTGTTCTGTCCACTTGTCGGATGGATACATGTTTATTCATCCCCTTCCGGGTTATCTTCCGGCGCATCGGGTTCAATTGGTTCTGTGTAGCGGTTATATGATTCTTCGTCCAGCTTTGCCAAAATGTCCGGCACTTCCTCCGGTGCAACAAACGGTAATTTTTTCAGGATGGTTTCTTCGTCCAGATAGTTTGCCGCTTCAAGAATCATATCTGTACGCTCTTTCTCGTTACTGATTCTGTTCCGCTTAAATTGCGGTTCGTCATCAATCCCCGCAAGCTCCAGAATTTTCTCAATCGCATCGCCTACAAAGTACTCAAAATCATCTGCATTGTCATCTAACGGCTGATATGCGGCGTCGATATGGTCATTTGTTGCTCCGGCGGCTATGGCGTGTACATCCAACGCACCGAAGTCCTCATAAATCTCCGACCGCATCTGCGTGAGAAACTCTTTTCTGGCCGTATATGGCGGCTCTTGTGTGTATGCCTGTACCTGCCCTTCCTCAGCCTTTGCAATGTGCTGAAATTTAAGCCGGTCTCTAAACTCTGCCAGCTCGTCATCCGTCATGCCGTCGGCATTAGAAATTAGCCAGTACATCTGCGCACAGTCGTCTAGATCATTGGCAAAACCACTTTGTACCGCATCATAAGCATCAATCTTTGACTGCATTCCCCTCAGGGTGCTTATATGCCTTTTGTTGCCAAACATCGGCACAATAGGGAGACTGCTATAATTTTCTTCTCCGATAATTTCGGGTTCCAAATTGTTTGCAGTCTCAATTCTCTGTCTGTATGCCCGTTTGGGAGCGGTCTCTTTTAATTCTCCAAATTTACTCTCTGCACTGTAGGTTGTGTAGCCATCCACCTCGTACAGCACAACCTTAAACGGTTTCTGCTCGTCCAGTTGCCAGAATCTTATGCCCGCCATCAATGCCCCTGTGTCTTCATCCCACATCGGGGCGAACTGCGTAAGGGGAAATTCGTGCACGTGGTCCACATTCCAAAAAAGGAAGGATTGACCGTGAATTAATGCATTGTATGCCGCCTCTTTGATTCTCCTGTCAAACTGTTTGCCTAGTTTGTCCTTGACACTCATGTCATTAAAAAAGACGCCGTTTCCCAGACTGTACGAACAACGCTGTGTATTTAATTTGTGGAAGAAATTAGAGCATATCTGTGCGTTAGATGAAAAATTATCTATCTTTTTCTGGCCTAGCAGAGTGTAATAAACACGCTGAAATTGCAAGATAGTCTCATTTTCCTGTGCGTCATACTTGTCCGCTTTTAACGCCTCTTTGTATGCTCCCGTACTCTCGTGGAATTTTATAAACTGATTTATAAATTGCCCTTTGTCTTTTGCGGCAACAAAATCTTGATATGATAGATACATTGTTATCACCCTAGAATTGATTTGTATTGTCTTGTTCGGCTGCGCTTGACGAGTTTTTTTGTTTTTACAAGATACCTGATAGCGTCCATTGCGTGGTCTGACTGTTTTATAACTGCATCCCTGCCTTTGTCAGCCGCTGTTGGGTCCCATGCATAGATGCCAAACTCCTCGATCGTGTGCGTACAAGACGGGTCAAACGATAATTTGTCTTGTGTCAACATCGTCTCAACGTCTGCTATCCCATCGTTAACAGTGTTATCCGCCTTTTTGACCTTGTGCCCTCTACTGCGTAGCTCCACGATGAGAGCGGCGGCGGATGGGTCAACAATGACTAAATCATCTTTCTGCCCGTTTAGTGTGTCCTCTAGCCCTTTTACTAGCTCACTGACTGGCTTCATTCGGTTGTTTTCTCTGCCTGAATAGTAGTACTCTTTTATACAGTGCCAGTTGCCGGTATCCACTCTTTTCTGCCAGATTAAAAAGACGGTGGCGTTTTGCATACCAAAGTCGGAGCTAACAATTATCTCTCCGCTGGTCTTTGCTCTGCAGACGTGTCTTACTTCCGAAAACATATCGTACACAAGCCCTTCTGCTACTGCCCAGTTGCCTAGTATGTATCGTTGATACCTGTGTGTCCCGGAGTACTCTTTTATCAGTTCGTCTACTACCGCCGGGGGTAGGCAGCCATCATGTATGTTGTATGCCTGCTGGAATATATCTGCATCGGAATCCAGAAAGCCCTTAAACCAGTGCTTTGGTCCCGCCGGGTTGCAAGTGCCATCAAAATGACTGTGTGACGTCCTGAGACGGGATTTCAACATTTCGAAAACTTCTTGATTCCACGTTGTCACCTCGTCGCCATAAGCATACTCAATCGTTGCTCCCTGTATTCTTGCAACGTGCTTCTTGTTATCGGCACCTAGTGCATATACTTTTTTGCCAAATAGCTGTACTGTGTTGTCACTGCGTATTTCGCCAACTAGCTCCTCACCCCATATTTCTCGCATGGGGTCAAGTATGTTACGTTGTAGCGTGCCTCTGGTGTTACCTAGCATCACAGCAAGCCCTAATCCTTTTAGATGTGTCAGACGTTGAGGAATTACGATTGCGTAGTCTACAAACGATTTCCCAGAGCCTGTCGCCCCAGTCTTTACGTTCCAACGATGGTTACAACCTTGTAGATATTCTGCCTGTTTGCTAGTCAATGACACTATTGACACCCCCAAGGATTTCAATAGCTTTTGCCAGTGCTTTGTCGCTTGCACTCTCTGACTGTGGCTTATCTCGCCATTGTTCCGGCTTTCTGTTCTTTAGCCAAAATATCTGTGCTGTTGTATCCGGCGCAACGTGTTTTTTTGTTACTTTTCGCTCCGTCATTACTCCGCCTTCGTACTTTTCACTCGTCTCCTCGTAGCTGTACCCTAACGCCCGTTGTAACAGGCTTTTTTCCACCTGCCTGTCCACAACATCCTTTCCCTTTTTTAAGGTATCGGCTAAAATTGGAAATTTTTTCTTCCATGTATACAAGGTATCTGGGTTAATACCGATGTTTGCCGCAATCTCTTTGTCTGTGCATCCATCTCGTGCCCATCCCTCTATTTTTAGCAACCCTTCTTGGGTCATCCACTCTTGGTATTTACTTATCCCATTTTGGGGTCACCTCCTAAATACAACCATAACCCCGTAATGGATTGTTTACGGGGTTATATGAAAGAAAAGAAAATATGAAAAAAATCGTTTACACCAGTTGCATAGCGCAACTAGATACAAGTATAAGGAATTGCACCTTAACAGCCGCCGGGGTAAGACTAATAAGCGGCTGGTCTCTAAACACTTGTAGATCCGCAACCTGTATGGAACGTAAGGCACCGTGGGATAGGTGTCTTGCGTACTCTCTTTTACGCGGGTGAGAGTTTACACTTTTACCACAAAAAGATAGAGGAGGTTATGTCTCACAAAAAGTTACCAGTACTCGTCCGTACAAATGTATTGTACGACATCTTTTAAGCCGTGTTAGACAAACATAAAAAAGAGAGGGAGATAATTTTCCCCCTCTAATATCCCGCATATTTCCCAGCTAAATTGGCGAAAGCACTGAGCCATCTTCGGATAGTCATTTCTGCATATCCGAGCTTATCCGCCGCCCCTGCTATCGTGTATCTATCCTCAAAATATACCAGCTGTACGGCTTTCATCCTGTCCTCGCCGTTGTCCATTCCCTCCGTCTGCTTTATCGCCTTGTTAATAGCGTACATCCATAGAGCTGACTGAGCTGTATTTTCTGCGATCAGTTTGTCTGGGTATTTTTTTACCTGCTTTACTGCGTGCCCGTACCAGTCGTGTTTTGGATTGCTCATCGTTCTATCTCCCCGTTTCTTCCAACTTTTTTAAACCTCACTCTTTGTAGCGTGTCAGGGTACTTTGTTGTATTGACTCCCGAAAAAAATTGTTTTAAATCTCTACTCCATGTAAGCTGGGAAGGTGTAAAGTCTTTGTATATCACTTCTATTTCAAGAGACTCGGAATTTACTACAACGTCCGTTACGATATATAATCCTCCTTTGAAGTGTCTGTATATACAACCAGTCATTTCTTCTTTCAAATATTGAGCGTCCTTCTGGATTTCCATTATGTCGGTAGAGCGCCCTGTATCATATACAGCAGTTAACATCTTATGCCTCCTCCAATTTTCCAAAAATTTTTTCGTAAGCTCCTACATCATACTTTAGTAAAAATTGTTGCACCTCGTTTTCTTCTAGTACCCTGCCTTCTTCGTCTCCATCCATCCATTTCGCCACGCCCAACCATCTGCCTTTTTTACTTCTGTATATTTCGGCGTTTACCGAGATTCTAAAAGGTCTTCCAACTTCCATTTCGACCTTGTCGGAAACCAATTCCATCCTGTCTGTGTCATATTTTAATTTGTTTTCTGCGTCTACAAATATCATTTTTCTCCCCTCCTAAATATGCTCATGCGCCGTTTTGTCTTTGCAATGTTCGTGATTTCGTGTATCTATCCTACCGCCTCACTTATTAAGTGTGTAAAATACAAATCCTGTATAAATTATCGCTACTATGATTACTATTGCTTCTGTTATGCTCATTTCTTACCCTGTTCCCCCTTAATAATTTCTTCCGCAATAAGAGAGTCCTCAATGAGTTCTCCTGCATCTTCAAATTCACTCGCGCACTGAGCGCACAGCCAAGCATTTTGCGGTGCATTATCTAATGCTTTTTGTATAGCTTTTCTTTGCGAGGACGCTTCAACCTCACAAAGAAATTTTGAGAACACATAGTTCCCATATACTTTATATTTCATTTTTACCACCTTCTTCACTTTACAAATAAATTTGTTGTTTCCTCCCGTTTAAAAATATGTGATTGTATCCGCGGCGTTGTTTGCCATCAACTCGACTCGTTTTAAATATCTTAACTGTTGCTGTATGTATGGGTCTGAATCTTTGCCTCCCATTGACCTCCAGTCAGATATTCGCTTATCTACATCCTGTAATACTTTAATCGGGATTATATCAAGATTAATATCTTCAAGGCTAATCTGCTCCGTCTTTTTACTCCTCCTAAATATGCTCATGTGGTTCGACCGGTTCCCAGTGTTTTTCAGCTTCCTGCTCAACCAATCGGTTATACTGTTCCACAAATTCGTCCTCGCTTATTTCACCATGCATGAATTTTTCTGATATGCTCACGTAGGTGTTTATTGGTATCCTTTTCAGCCGGTTACACCGCTTCGCAAACTCCTCATCACTTATTTTATCTTTTATGTATTGTTGTGATAAACCCATTTTACCTCTCCAATCCTTCGTCAATATCACTCCAGTCAAATTTGCAGCCACATTCACCGCAGTATTTATTTCTGCTTTCTGCATCCCCCCCTTATTCTTCCGCACGCTTTCGTCCACTCCCTCGCAAATCTCTTTTCCGCCAAGTCGCTTGGGAAAAACTTTGTTTTTTTGTTTTTGTTTCCTCTGTTTCTCAACTCCCTTTCTACAGCTTCAATTTTCCCCCTCGATTTGGGTGTTTTGCGTAGTTCGGTCATTGCTTCCCTTAGCTCTTGTTCTGTGCATCCCACCAAGAATGTGGCTCGGTCAAGGCCTGGTATTTCATATAGTTTTTTCACTATTTCGTTTTGTATTTTATTAAAATCTTCATCTTTCAGACCGTATGGCATTTTCTTTCCTTTCCCCTCCGGAATAAATCCGGAGGAATCAATGGCATATAGCTCCTCATGGAACCGTTAACGTGTTGCTGTGTAATGTGTATCTATCCTTAACCCCGGAGGGTGTCCAGCTGTTTGTTGTTTACCAATTCATTGCTTTGTTAAATTGTTCTTTTTGTTCCTCACTCGAGAGTCTTAAATATATCGATGTCGTAGATATGTTTTCGTGTCCCATCAGGTCGGCAAGAAGGGCGATATTGTTGTTATTTTTTAAAAATTGTATTGCGTACAAGTGGCGGAATGAATGAGGATGCAATACTTCCTCTCGTATTCCGTACTTTACACAACGTTTTATTGCAGATGCTACTCCACGTGTGGTCATTTGCTCTCCGTACCGATTTGGAAACATATATTTACAGTTCGGTTGTTTATTAAAATAATCTTCACTCGCTTTAATCAAATCCGCTGGGATATATATTTTCCTGATTTTGCCTTTCGTCCATAATTGCACTTCTCCGCTTTGCAAATGTTTTTGTTCAAATTGAATAAATTCTGAAACTCTGGCCCCCGTTTTTGCAAGAAACTGAATCATCCAGTAGACTTTTTCTTTTTTGTCGTCTTTTAAGCATTTCAATAATTTAGTATATTCTTGTACAGTGATCACATTTTCCACGCTCGTCTGTTTATGTATTTTTATCCTTTTTACTTTACACTCTGGTTTATTTATATAATCACAGTACTGATTCATTGCTACACAGCGATTTGCTGCCGTTTTTGCCGAATAATTATTCAACATAATCTGTTTAAATCCAATCATATTGCGCTTGTTAACTTCGCTAAAAATAGCAAAATACTTTTTCAAACTACAGAGATATACAGCAATAGTGTTATCTGCTTTTTCATTCTCAATCAAATATTCTCTGAAGTCTTCGATTTGTGCATTTTCCATGATGCTTCTACCTCTTTTCTCATAGCATTATCTTTATTTTTTCCTAACACGCTCGCCCTCTCTTGTAGTATAGGCAAATGCTCCTTGCAAAATTTATAGCCTTTTACTTGTGGCTTTCCGCAATACATACATAGTCCTGCTTGCATTCTTTCTCTAAATGCCTCTCCTGGGGCTTTCTTTTCGGTATATTCTCTCGATGCTAGTCTTCGCTTTCTTCGCTTGACATAGCATTCCGTGCATAACTGCCCTTGCTGTTGGGCCTTTTTCCCACACGCTGTGCATATGCCGCTTCGCTTTCGTTTAGCATATTTTACTTTTTTTGCAGCATTCCCCCTTTTATCGTATTCTGTCCTTTTATCCCTATACTTTATGTTGTTCTCCGAAATTTTCTCCAAGCATTCTGCGCAATGTACAAAATTTCCAAATGCATCATTAATTCTACATCTAGGGCAGATTCTACGCCCTTTGTACCACTCTCTGTTATTCAAATTAATCTCCACACTGTTTCCATTTGCAGAAGTTGATACCATTACGCCACCTCCCTGATCGTGATGCCATACCGTTCAAGCATCAACTTTCTTTTTATGATATATTCCGGATTTTTTCTTGTGCGAGGGGATTTTACGTCCTCGACAATAATCCTGCCTTCCTTGTCTGTGTATCGGAAATCTGCTGTATATGATACAGGGCGTTCTGTAGTGCCATCCTCTCGTTTCTGGCTGCCTATAAGGATGTATCTAGCCTGTCGCTCTAATCCTGTAATTTTCCCCGCTTGTTGCATCGCCGCCAGCTCTAAATAGCGATGCATTTCTCTTTTGCTATCAAACTTCCCATCTTTCGTAAAAATCTTTTTATTTCTAAATTTGTTCACAGGTAATTCCTCCCAAATGTTTTGATAAATTCTTCCCTCGTTCCGTTGTTCTCTTCCCAGTACTTCTGCGCCAGCTCTTTGAGATACCTGTCTAGTGGTCCGTTGGGGTTGCGATGTACTGCCTCGCCGCCGTTGGTATGATGATTCAAGCACAAATAAACTGTAAAACCATACTTTTCGGCTTGTTTTCTGTTGCTACTGCCATATAAGACATGATGTCTATGCAGATTTCTGGTCGTTTTGCAGAAGAAGCACTCTTTTTTTGTTTGTAGTACGCTATTCATCGTCAGAATCCTCGCTTGCGAAATGATATTCCATTAAATCAGCAATCATTAGGTATTCTTTTGCTATTTTCCCGCTTCGTGTTTCTTTTACCTGTTTTCTAAATTCTTCTAAATCTCCATGGAAGCACCCGCAATTAACCATTATTTTTTTATTTTTGCCCCTGTAAAAAGTTGTGCAGCGGAATTCTGTTCCGAAGCCTTGTGCTAATGCGTAATCTGTATTACCGGAAACCTCTGCATTGCCGGAAACGCGGGCTTTCGATTCGGCCATGTCCGGGTGGATGTCGGACGACTTGCGGTCGGCGACCTGTACGCCCTGTACA